AATATGGCTACTATTGATAGAACTCCTAACGGAGGAACTGCAGGTCATCCGGGTAATGTTAACAGACCTTACGTAATGACCTCACAAGTTCACGACACTGCCGACGGTGGTACAGGAGGGGATGTTGTTCAATTAATCGACGTTCCTGCCGATACTATGATCGTTGCAGGTGCTCTTGAAGTTCTAGAAGCAAGAGGCAACTCGCAGATTACTCTAGATGTTGGTATTACAGGTGGTGATGTAGACTGTTTTGTTGACGGTTCTGATCTTTCCGCAGGTTTTACACCATTCCTAGAGGCTGCAACAGGAGCTTCAGGTGCTAATGCTAGAGTTTTAACTTCAGCAGACACTATCGATGCTCTAATCCTCGATGGTGGATCAACAGGTGAAAGTGCCGCTAGATTTCGTGTTCACGTTGTCTTAGTTGACATTTCTAAAAACCCTGTCGAATCTGCTACAGTTTCAACTGGAACTTAATTTATATTGTTTTGGGGCAAGGGATAGCTTTGCCCCTTGACAAACCCGGATTTTTATGCTATCTAAGCAATAACCAACCGGGAGTTACACATGAATATAATACAACTTTTAAATGACGATGAAGTAAAACTTTGCTTAGATAAATGGCAAGGAACAGAAGACGGTTCAGAAACACAACCATTACAATCTGTATACGACATCAAAAAAAATAAACAGTCCAAACCTGCTGAAATGGACAAAGAAATTAGGGCTTTAATCAGTGCTAAGATGTATGCAAATGCTTACATAGACTCAGTAATCTGCCCTAAATTAATATCTGTAAATTTTTTTAACGAATATGAAAAAGACGGATACTACAACAAGCACATTGATTCATTCAAAGCATCACCAAAACATACCAATGTATTCTTTGATTATGGATTTTCAGTGTGTTTATCTGACGATTACGAAGGTGGAGAGTTTATCGTAGAGAATGAATTAGGAGAAATAGGATACACCGTAAAAAAGGGACAGGTTATTTTATTTCCAATTATATATCCACACGGGGTTTCCCCCATAAAAAAAGGAACACGTAAAGCAATCATAGGATGGTTATCTACGAATGTTTCTTATGAACAGAGTTTTATATTGCGTAATTTATTTGAAGTTAATATGAACGCAATCAAAGAAAAGCAAGAAGCTATGGTTTTAAAATCTACCCTAGTTCAGAATTATTTGAAAAAACAGTGGGGTAAATAATGTTTCAAGCAGTTCTATTTTTTTGTTTTGTTACCTTGAGTAATCCACAATGTGTCGAAGGCACGGATGAATATGGCCCATACGAAACAGTTGAAGAGTGTAAAGCACGATTGAAAGAGATGACAGAAGATCTCATACGATTAATGCCACCCAGATCAGTTAAACACATAAGAGCAACGTGTTATAATCTACATAAACCATTTTCAGTTTAGCTATGGGATACATTACAAGTAACATACCGTACTTTAAGGTATGGGTTCGTCGAGAGTACACCACTAACTTTCAACGATATCAAGGAGAGTTTTTACATGGCATGGCAATAGCCGTAACAACTCTACCGATGAAAACAATTAGTTTCCAGATACTATTTACTGGATGTGAAGAAGAAGAAAATGTACATGGCGGTGCGATGTGGGCACGGATGCCCATCACAGGTTTAGTAGGGGATACACCATATGATGAATGGCCTGAACCTCTACCAACATACCTAGCACAACCGTGGGATTGCCAATCACATTTTCATTCGGTCTTTGTATTGAATCGAGCCACACCTTGCCCGTGGTATGCAAAGATAGATGGAGAGTTTTTTCCTGCGAAGTATTACTTTACGGTTGACTACACGGATACTGAAGTTGCAGATGATCCGGCACAACATAAGCAGAGTCACGTTTTAGAATTGATGGATGCAGGAAAATGGACAGGTAACATAGTTGCGTTACCTAACAATCGTGTCAGAGTTACTAACCCTGCGTGGTTTGTAACTGGCGAAGGCCCACCAGACTTTACACCGAGTCAGTGGACACATCATTCTAAACAGGATCCTAATTATGTAGGTGATCCGGAACGTGTATTTAACAATTTATATTCTAAGGGAGTAGATAAATGAGAAAAACAATGAAGTCTAAAGGTTCTGCTAAAGGCGGAAGAAAAGCTAAAGGTATGGCAAAAGGTGGTAAAAAAACAAAGGGCATGGCTAGAGGTGGTAGATACGCTATGGGTACTGCAGTTAAGAAAAACAAGAAAATGTCTAAAGGCATGGCTAGAGGTGGTAGATACGCTATGGGCACTGCAGTTAAGAAAAACAAGAAAATGTCTAAAGGCATGGCTAGAGGTGGTTATGCTGCAGGTAGAAAAGTATCTAAAGGTGCATCAAAGAAAAAAATGATGACTGTAACACAACTTCGTTCTATGGCAAAAGCAAAAGGTTACAAGTTAGTAAAGGCGTAGCATAGTGACTCGTAAAAGAGACAAGATGCCGGCACGAAATAAGAAAAACTTTCGTCCTACCAAAGCCGGTGCAGGAATGACTAAAGCCGGGGTTGCTGCGTATCGACGTGCCAATCCCGGTTCTAAGTTACAGACTGCTGTTACGGGTAAAGTTAAACCGGGAAGTAAAGCTGCAAAACGACGTAAATCATTCTGTGCTAGAAGTGCAGGGCAGATGAAGAAGTTTCCTAAAGCAGCAAAAAATCCTAATAGTCGTTTACGACAAGCAAGAAAGAGATGGAAGTGTTAAAATGGTTATGACCGCAAAACAAAAAAAATTCGCTGCTTTAGCAGAACCTAGAAATAAAATAACTTATGCAGATAAAATAGCAGGTGCAACAAAAAAAACAAAAGCAGCAGCAGGTAAAAGAATAGTTAAACCAAAGACAAAGAAAAAATCTGGTAGTAAACCAAAAAATCCCTCATTGTATGCAAGAGTAAAAGCAGAAGCAAAGCGTAAGTTCAAGGTATATCCATCAGCATACGCAAATGCTTGGCTCGTTAGAACATACAAGAAGAGGGGCGGGACTTACTAATGGGCAAGCCTCAAGGTGGTCTAACTAAATGGTTTAAGGAAGACTGGCGTGATGTAAAGACCGGAAAGAAATGTGGACGATCTGGAAAAGAAAAGAAAACCAGACCGTATCCTGCGTGTAGACCTGCAAAAGTAGCAGGTAAAATATCGAAAGCAGAAGCAAGAAAAAAGACAGGGCCAAGAGCTGTGAAGTGGTCAGTAACAGCATCAGGTAGAAGAAGAAAAAAAACAACTAGGAAACGGGCATGATACAAGCATTGATAGGCCCTATATCAAGTTTAGCATCAACATGGTTGGAGGGTAAAGTTGAAAAGAGTAAAGCAAAAGTTAAAGCAGACGTGGCAAAAGCTGAAGCAGAAGCTATCGTTATGCAAAAAAAAGCTACAGGAGAAATTGATTGGGATCTGGAAATGGCTAAAGGTTCTCATAACTCGTGGAAAGACGAATGGTTAGTTGTACTTTTTTCGATACCTTTAATTTTAGCCTTTATCCCCGGTATGGAAGGAATTGTACAAAATGGATTTGAACAGTTGGAAAAGATGCCAGAATGGTATCAGTATAGTCTTGGGGTCATTGTGGCTGCTTCCTTTGGCGTTCGGAGTGCTACTAAGTTCTTTGGGAAGAAGTGATGGAAAAAGAAACTTCGGACTTAATACCGGACAAAGCAACGTATCAAAAGAACAGAAGGTACATGGCATGGGCTGCACTTGTGATGATGATGGTAGCAACTGTGGCTGTGATTGTGAGTCCCCAGAGGTTTGCAAGTGCCGAAGCAATCCTAATGATGATGTACGGTAGTTTGTCTGCATTAGTTGCGGCGTATTTTGGTTTTAGTGGAAGTAAAAAATGAAAATATATCAGGAAAAAAGAATAACTAGGTATGCAAAAACCCCTGATGGAAAAACTGTATCTGCAAAAAGCACAGGAGTAGATATTAAAGGTCTACATTATTTTACCTCTGCAGATATGGCACGATTAAATTATAGAGCAACGGGTAAAGTTCCTTTTTCTTTAACAGAAGGACAACCTATACGATTTGCTCTTTCCGATAGAGAAGGAAAAAGAGATATACTCACTAAAGAACCTTCCGATAAGGTGGTAAATAAATTAGCAGCAGAAAGAAGAGAACTTTATAAACAAGAACAAGAAAAAAAATCTCAAGAACGAAAAAGAAAATCCCAAAAAAAAACAAGAAAAAAATTAAAAGTTATTAAGAGTATGGGGGGTAGCGGCATGAGTGATATTACGCCAAAAGCTCCTATGATAGAATTAGTAAAACCTAAAAAGAAACAAAGCGGGGGAAAAGTGCACAGAGGAAGACCTGCTATGGGAAATAAAGACTAATGGACTGGTACAATAAAGAAAAACTAATTGATCAACTCATAAAACATGAGGGTATGGTCTTACAGGTATACAAAGATAGTCTCGGCATAGATACAATCGGTATCGGAAGAAACTTAGAAGATAGAGGTATCACTGACGGCGAACTCATGCACATGAACATGATACGGGAAGACATACACGAAGTAGGTATCACCGAAGAAAATGCTAGGTTCTTGTTACAAAATGATATTGATATCGTAGAAAAAGAATTGTGGAACGCACATAAATGTATCGATACATTAGGAGATGTTAGGACACGAGTATTATTGGATATGGCATTTAATATGGGTGTCCCTAGATTATGTAAGTTTGTTAAGATGTGGGACGCTATTCACAAATCTAATTTTGATGAAGCATCTGTTCAGATGTTAGATTCGAGGTGGGCAAAACAAGTAAAATCGAGATCCATCACTTTATCTGAAGCCATGCGAAAGGGAGAGTTTGATTATGGCAGGTAAAACATATTATGACGAAGAAGCAAAAGATCTTAAAGATGGTTTTACTAAAGGAAAAACTAAAACACTGTATCCAACAGTTAAAAAAAATGATAAAACAATAAGAAGCAAAATTAACTTTGGAGGAAAAAAATACTCTAAAGATAATTCTAGTAGAAAAACAAACACAGAGGGTTTAGCAGAATTTACAGGATCTGTAATGAAAACATTAAAAGACGCAGGTAAAAAATTAGGTATAATATTTAAATAGGAGTAATTACAAATGTCACATTATACTAAAGATTTAAATAAGGTTATAGCTGGATTAAAAAAAGCATCAAAGTTACATGCAGCTCAAGCTAAAATATTAAAAAAAATAGAAGTAGACCAGAGAGTTAGATATAACAAAGATGGTACAAAAAAGAAAAAAAGTTAGTGACCCAAAGGTTGGAACAGGAAAGAAACCTAAAGGTAGTGGAAGAAGATTATATACTGACGAAAATCCAAAAGATACGGTCAAAATTAAATTTGCTACGCCAGCAAATGCGAGAGCAACAGTCGCAAAAGTCAAAAGAATTAATAAGCCGTACGCACGAAAGATACAGATATTAACAGTAGCAGAGCAACGTGCAAAAGTAATGAAAAAGACGCAAGTCGTAGCAATATTTAAAAGAGCAAAAGAGGCGTTGAGAAGGGCAAGAAAGTAATGGTTGTAGCAGAAGTTTTAACTGGGATAGCTCTCGTAAAACAGGCAACCGATTTTATAAAGAGTAACATAAACACAGCTAAAGATATAGGAGATATTGCCGGTCAAATAGATGATTTACTTAGAGGAGAGTCCCAAACACAAAAAGCACGGGCAAAAAAATCGAAGTTTGGTATCGGAGATCAATTTGGAGTTCAGTCAGTGGCCCAAGAAATTATAGATAGTAAGTTAGCCCAAGAGAAAATTCAGGAGATATCTACCCTAGTTAATCTTCGCTTTGGCCCACAAACATGGTCGAATATACTGGCAGAACGAAAGAAAAGAATAGATGAACACAAGAAGATGTTAGCAGAACAAGAGAAAGAACGTAGACAACAACAAAAAGAATTGAGAGAAACATTACAAATGGCAGGGGCTATCTTTGGGGGTGTCTTCATAATATTCGCATTAATTGTGGGTATTATTGTGTACCTAAGTAAACCTGCATATTGACATAAAAACGTAAACAACTGTATAATAGAGTATTTAACCGATGGAAAAGGATATGAAACAACTTGCAATCGATGCTCTTATTTACAAGTATGAATCTGAAAAGAAAGATGCGGAATATGTACTCACGAATTACCTTAGAAATCCTATTGCTATCGGTGAACATCCGGGTCTGTTGGAAGAAATGGATAAAGCACTTGACAGATATGCTACGGCAGAAGACAAACTAGTATCTTTAAAGAAAATAGCATTAAACGATGGTGTTGAGTAAGTATTATAAAAAACCAATTAAAGATGGTACAGAAGCACGTATGATATCACGAGAAAAATTACGGAGAGCTACGAAAACTAAGAGCCCTTATAAATTATTTAAAGTCATGGGGATACTAAATAGAAAATGACATTCTTACAACTAATAAATTCTGTCTTGAGAGAAATTAACGAAGTTGAAATCACAACTGTGAGTTCAACTCGTGGTATTCAAACCGCAACCAAAGACTTTATAAACAAAGCAATTAGAGATATTATTAACTCTGAAGTTGAATGGCCATTCACAGTGCAATCAGATACATTCACAACTACAGATGGAACTGCAGAATATTCTAGAGAGTCTGATACCAAAACAATCGACTACGATAGTTTCACTGTAAAAGAATCTGCTAGTACCTCTGAGAAAAC